GGGTGAAAGGTGACAGTCAGCGGATTTTTTGCCGCGTACTATCGATGAGGTTGCTTAAAAGCGCTGCGCCGTTCTCTAAGTGAGCTAGTGAAAAGGCCTTTGCTAGAGCCTTGAAACTAGGTTTAGGTATGCTGACAGGTCCAAAAGTTCGGACTAGGCTCACGTTTAAAGTGTGCTGCTTGCCAGATAACCACTTCAGGAATCCGCTTTCCGCGTTCATATTATCAGCATCAAAGGAACTTCGCTGAAATTGTGTGCGCAGAGAATTAATACTAAGCGGACCAAAGAAGCTCAGAGTTGAAAGGTAGGTCCCAATCGGGACGAACCAATCTACGACGAAAGAGTACGGAACCTTCTCCCATACAACGGAAAGTGGGTCCGCAAGACCCAAACTCCGTGTAGCTGACAGGTTTTCACGAAAAATGACCTTGTGTTTAATCAAACACATCTGGTCAATCGTGTAGCCTGGTAGTGCAGTAGCAGGTTTTTTGTTTCTTGCCCGCTTTGTGCAAGAGAAGACTACCTTGCGGTTAGACATAGAAGAGCCATGTAATTTCTCCATGGCCTTCATCATCTCATAAATGTCACTGATGAGGGGCTTCCACCCATATTGTAGGGCGAGCCATGCACCAGCAACATCCGACCGTTTTAGAGCTTGCTCGGCAGCTAACCGAGCTTGCTGCTGTTGGTGTTTTCCGAATCGAGATCCGGTTGCACCAACCGATCGCGCAAGCCGTCTGATAGCTGAACTGACATTACCACGACGCAGGTAGACGAGCGCCGAAAGAACGTCGCGAGAAGTGCCTATGACCATTTTAAGGGTCTCAGGTAACTCTGCGGCGAATACTCCGGCGTTGAAGTCATGACCACGTATGTTGGTGCCAATTTCAGCTAGAGCAGCCAACTCTAGGTTGGGATCCAGCGCAAGGAGCGGCGGAGGAAACTCCGCTAGCATGTTTGTCCACCAGGTACGACCCGCGAACACCCACTCTCGAGGCCCTTCAGGTGTGGGTTGAAATTCCCACATCTCGGGTTTTTGATTGCGGCGTGACGTCAGTGTCATACTATAAGGGTTCTCATTTTTCTTCAAAGGATCGTTTGCGCCAGACCAGTTTTTGGTCCAGCTCATTTGATCATCGATAAAGACATTGATACTACCTGTGGTCATAATGGCTCCTTAAGCAAAAGCTAGCCGCTTGCGGCAGCTAACATAGAGACGTGCACCTCCGGGGTTTCTTACCCGGGGAGTGCAC